GGGCGGGGGTGTCCGCAGGAGGAGTTTCCGAGGCAGGCTCGGCAGCCGGGGGCGCCTGCGGCTCCGGTGGCTCACTGGCCGGCACCTCGGCAGGTGCGGCAGGGGACTCAGGGGTGGACTCGGACATGACGGTGCCTCCAGGGCAACGGGTGAACGAAATGCGCCTCCAGGGCGCAGAGGGTTACCTGACGGAGACGCCGCGAGCGGCTGCTCGCTGCCTCCGGGCTTCGACGGCCGCGCGGAACGCGGCCCGAGCCGCCGGGCCGGACAGGCCGCGCGTCGACTCGTAGTACAGCTCCCGGAACGCCTGCGACTCCGGCGGGAGCCAGTCCTCGCGGGAGTACACCGGGATGAGGGTGCAGTGGCAGTTGTCGTGGAACCGGTTCAGCCCTTGGGCTTCCTCCCAGGCGGCGAGGCGGTCCGGGGACCAGTCCTCCCAGCCCTGCGGCAGGTCCGCACCCACGGCTTGGCGGCGCGATGCACGCCCCCTGTAGCGGGCCGTCCATCCGCTGCGATACACGGCGCCGCGGGAGGCGAGCATGGCGCAGAACCAGCACGGGTTCGGGGCAGTCACGCGCGCCCAGCCAAGCACCGTGCGGTCCGCCTGGGCGTAGGCGTCCAGGAGGTCCCGGCCACCCATCTGCGCGTCCCGGTCCGCCGCTCCCGCCGCATGTGCGCCGGCATCGCGCATGACGGTGTCCAGGTCTGCCAGGAAGTCTGCGTCGTCAAGGCGTCCGCGCTGCTGTAGGCGGCTGATGCCGCGCTGCGCCTGCACCGGGCCCGTCACCACCAGCGACGTCACCGCACGACGCTCGTCCGCCTCTTCGTCCGGCTCAGGCCACTCGAAGTCGTCGACGAATACGGCCACGGCGTCGTCCTGGGTGCGCAGCCGCGGCTCGCCGGAGGCTGCCGAGAAGTCGTCGCGCAGCTGCCCCAGTGACGGCGGTGCACTGTCCGCCGGGGGCCTGGCCTCGGGGAAGGGCGGGATGGTCGAGCCGACTCGCAGCGCCCTCAGAAGGCGCACATACGCCGCTGTCAGCCGCCGGGACCGGCCCCGTAGCTGGCGCTGAGCCTGCGCGACCACGGCGAGCCAGCGTGCGGACGTCTCCTGCAGGTTCGTCGGGGAGACTTGACGCCATTCCTCGTGCGCCACCAGTGCCGCCTCTGCAGCCAGGCGGGCCTGCGCGCGCCGGTGCTGGTCGGTCAGTTCCTCCCCCGGGTCAGCCATCGGTCCCCCGCGCCCGCGCCTCAGCGGCCCGCGTCAGCGAGTCGGCGAGATCTGCGGCAGAGTCCTCCTCGGCGGCCATCGCCGGCCATGCGCTCCGGTCGGTGTCCGTGAAGCCGGGCAGGCGCGGCCAAAGGGCGCGCTTCGGCACCCCGAGCATCTGCGCGGCCTTACCGAGGGCGTCGACCGTCTGGGACAGCGACCTCGACTCGGCATCTGTCCAGATCACTTGGGATGCCAGGTCCTGCGCGCCGTCCTCCTCGCCCGCGATATGCGCGCACAGCCGCAGGACACTCTCCCAGGACTCGCCGAAGGAGCGCTTGAACTCCTGGACCATGCGCATCAGCGTCGTCTCGGCTGCGGCCAGGGCCTCGGCGGAGAGGTTGACCATGTCGCCGAGCAGGTAGTGCGGGGGCACCTGGCTGACGACGGCGAGGTGCCGCAGCGACATGCCGATTGACTCAATGAAACCGGTCAGCGGGGTCTCGTCCAGGGTGCCGAACTTGGTGTCGGCGTCCGGGGCCATCATGGCCCGGGACGAATCCATCGTGATGGCCTTCGGGATCGGGTTGCCGTCGCCGTCCAGCAGCGGCTCGCCCGTCTCCGGGTCGCGCTTCAGCGGGGGTGCCATGCCTGCGATCCATCGGACCTTGAAGCTGCCGTAGGTCTGGGCGATCAGCAGGTCAAAGACCGACTGGTTGATGCGGTCCTGGAGCGGGATGAGCGGTGCCACGACGCCGGTCGTGCGCCCCTCGAGGTCCACCTGGGCGGCGAACCTGCGGGCCGGGCAGACGCCCATGCCGTGGGCCTTGCCGGCGCCCAGGGTGACGCCGTCCTCCGTCGCCACGGCCGGGTAGGCGTGCGTGCCGTCGATGAACGTGCCCTCGGTCGACCCGTCCGAGCCCGGCAGAGTCGGCAGCTCCAGTACGTACAGGGGCCACTCGTCCGCCGACGGGTCCTGGTACGCCGCCCACATGCAGCGCGGTGACACCGCGCGGACCGACGGTACCTTCGGGTCGGTGGCCGAAGGCAGTGTGACAACGAAACTGTGGCCGTAGGTGATCGCCGCCCGGTAGACGGCGGCCTGGCGCTCGTCGAGTCGGTTGCGCTGCCACCCCGATCGCCACTCCGGAGCATCTTCCGACGAGCCCGACCGGTGGTAGCCCTCCACCGAAAGCGCCTGCGAGGGGGCGGCTACGACCATCGGAAGGAAGTTGCTGATGGAGCGTTGGGCCAGGAGCCGGTACTCCTGGCTCGCATTCCTCGGCGTGTACGGGCCGGCATGCTTACCCCGGACGTAGGCGTCGATCGTGTCGAGCTTCTCCCGGTCCTTCTGCAGGCCCTTCAGCGCGGCGTTCGCGCGCCTCGTCGCCTGATCGGCCGGAGCGGCGGGGGTTGTCACATCAGCCCCCTCACAGGAAGTAGACGGTGCCGGTACGTTCCGGCTTCAGGTCGCCCTTGGCGAGCGCGTCGAGGCGGCACTGCCAGGCAAGGATGCTCGACACCGCGGCGTCGATCTTGCGAGCGGAGTCCGGGTGCTCCTTGCGGATCTGGATGCCGGCGCGGGACTCGGCCCGACGGGCGTTGAGCATGTGGCGGGTCAGCGTGGACGAACCGCAGTGCGTCAGCTCCCGGTCGGCAACCGCATCATGAAGTGAACGGGTAGCGCGGACGATCGCGTTCGCGCGGCCGCCTGTCATCCACCATTCGATCGGATGGTTCGCCGAGGACTTCACTCGCAGGCGATGCCCGTACTTCGCCTCCCATGCCGCAACATGCGATTCCCACTTCGCGGGGTCGGCATACATGCCGACCACGTTGCGGCGGCGGAAGGTCGTCTCGACCTCCGCGAGCACCTCGGCGACCGGGACCTCCCAGTCGTCGCCTGCGGGCCCGTCCGGCTGCTCCCACACTCGGATCTCGAAGAGGTGCCCGTCCGAGACGCGACAGCCCACCAGGGCCGTCGCGTCCGTGACGCCGCGGTTGCGCTTCCGCGACCCGTCGAAGCCCAGGACGATCGGGTCGCTGTCGGCGATCGTCTCGGTCGGGGCAGCGCAGCCCGCCCACTCGGGCTGGCTCAGCCAGCTGTCCGTGGCGTGGGTGACCTGGTTCAGGTAGTAACGGCGGGCGTCCTGGGGGTCGGTGTCCGGGTCCCAGTACTCGTTCAGCAACCGGCGCAGGTTCACCCAGCCGCCATGGCGGTCAGCCGATCCCCCGTAGGCGACCGCGAGGCCGTCCATCAGGGACTGCTCGTCGGCAGGATCGGTCTCCGGCGGCGCCTCTCGGTGGTCAAAGAGGAGCCCCTCGTCGGCCTTCAGCTTGCCTTCCAGCTGCTTCTTCCACGCCTCGAAGGACCGCTCCGCGACCGACCCCGCGCCCGGCACGAAGGCGTTCGGCGTCTCAACCGAGCAGCCATTGACCTTGCCGAGGTTGCGCCGGATCACGCCGGCGAGCTTCCTGCCGCCGTTCGACGGCACCCACGACTCGGTCTGGTCCATCGCCGAGAAGACAGGACGAAAACCCTCACGGCTCGTTCCGCTGGACGTCACCGGCTCGATGCGCCCGCGGGGGACGTTGACGAAGCCCTCCATGGGCTCGATGTCGTAGTTGTCGCCCACCGGGCCGTTGCGGGCCATCTCCAGCAGCGGATCCCAGGTGTTCGCAGTCTGGTCCTCGGACACGGCGACGATCTGCACCTTTGCCTTGAAGCCCAAGGAGGTCCACGGGCGCCCTACCGGCTCGCCGTCCGCGTCCCATCCGTCCGGGACCACGTCCGCGAGCGCCTCCGCCATGCACAGCGCAGCCACCAGGGGCGACTTACCCCAGCCCTTCGGTCGGGAGAGCACCGCGCGGCGGATCCGGCGGCCGTTGTTCAGTGCGCGGCCCGAGATGGCCGGACCCTCGAAGTTCGGATCCAGCGCATAGAGCTGGAGGACGAACATGGCCTGCTCGTCGGTGAACTCGAGAGGCTCGCCAGCGGCCGGGCCGTCCGGGACGATCAAGTTGTCCGCGATCCAGCCGAGCACCTGGTAGCCGAGCGTCGGCAGTTCACCGGGGTACGTGGGTCCGCGCCAGGGCATCGGATCACCCCCGCCGCTTACCGTCCTTGCCGTCGTCGCCCGGCTTGATGACCCGCAGCTTCGCGTAGCGCTCACGGGCGCCGTCCGCGCCGGACGACCCCTTGCCGCCGTCGGCTTCGTCCGCCTCGGCGAACGCCATGCGCAAGCGGGCCCGGTCCTCCATCGTCGCGCCGTGCTTGGCGACCCGGAGCCGGAGTTCGGCCGCGAGCGACAGATCGCCACGCCAGAACCGGGCGTGGATGACCGCGGTGTCGAGGAGGAAGTCCCAGTCTGTTGAGCCGAAGTGCTCGGCCTGCGGGCTGGCCTTCCACATCTCCCACCAGGCGACCGTGCGCGCCGGCCAGGTGAACTCAACGAGGTCACCGTCGCGTTCGATCTCGAAGGTTGGCAGGTCGGGTGCTTCCGCGTGCTCGAAGCGGAGGATGGTCTGGGGCTGCGTCGGCTTGTTCCGCCGCGCCCTCTGGGAGGGGTCCTTGGGAGCCGGCCCGATGCCCGCCATCGTGATCACCTCCACAGTGAATGATCATGCAGTGGGCATGCAGTCGATCAAGCCCGGATCGGCCAGACCCGTACAGATG